ATGGCCGCCGCAGACAAGAAGAAGCTCGACGGCATCCAGTCCGGCGCGAACAGGTACGCGCTGCCAGTGGCATCCACCGCCACCCTCGGCGGCGTCAAACCCGATGGCAAGACCATCACCATCGGCCCGGACGGCACCATCACCGCGCAATCCAGCGCGACAGCGGCATCCTTCCTCGCCGCACACCCAATCGGCTCGCTCTACTGGTGCGTCGCCGGAGACCCCAACGACCATGGCGGCACATGGAAGGAAATCCACACCATCATCGGCGGACACGTCTGGCAAAGACTCGCCTGAAAGGAACATCATGGCAAAAACCACGAACATCACCAAATACACATGCGACCGCTGCCACGACAGCGCATACCTCACCGACGGAGATCCGCGCACGTCGAGCGACTGGCACCAGATCAAACACACCACCGCGGACGGAGTGACGCAGGAGGCGCTGGCATGCACCTCATGCCAGCAGGAATTCAAGAAACTCGCCGCCACGCAGGACGCGGCCTACACGGCATGGCTGGCCGAGGGAAAGGACTGACATGACCACCACACTCATCACAGGCAAGAGCGGCACACCGCACATCACCAGCGGCGACATGGGCGCCATGCAAGCCGGGGTCATAGGCAACGACAGTTACCTGCTGCAGGGGGCTGACGGGAAATTCCCCGCGGTCACCATGCAGGACGCCAACCATGCGCTGATCCCCGTCCTCAACCTCGTGGTCGAAGGACGATACGCGCGAGTCACCGAGGCCGAGACCGCGACCATCGAAAGCGGCGTGAGCGGCCGGAACCGCAACGACCTCGTCTGCCTCAAATACACGCGGAACGGTCAGAACATCGAGACCGCTGCCATCGCCGTGCTCAAAGGCACGCCAAACACCGGAACGGCCGCCGACCCGACCGTCCCGTCGGGCAGCATCCACTCGGCCTCCGGCACGGCGTGGATCCCGATCGCCCGCATCCCGATAAGCGGGATCACGCCCGGCACGCCAGTCATGCTCATCAAACAGCTGCCTCCCATGTCGAAGCTGTGGGATTCCCTAACCCAGCCGAAACACAGGAATGTTCTGAAGTCCAAAACGTTCGATGGGATGAATGTATTGGCTGTCAGGAACCTTGGGGCAGTCACGATCTGGGTCGCGCAGGTCGGTTCAATCCGCACAACCGCAGAAGGCGTGGTAATCGGTACCGTCGAGGATGATTCGAGGCCTGCGGTGCCGGTGCGCTGCCTCTTCGGTACCAACAATGGCGTGTGGGGCATTGTCTGCGTTGATACGGGCGGCAACATCACGCTGACCCACAAATTCAACGACGCTGACGTCATATGGTCGTTTATCGACATCAGCTTCAGCTACGTCATCGCCTGAATGGTTTTCCCTAACCCCCAGCGTCTTGTACAACGCGAATGGGTGGAAGGTCACGAGGTGCGGGTCGATCATGGCCGTCAATGCGAGCGTGAAATTCGGCGGCGGCTCATGGGACTCGTTGAACTGCCCGTACACGGTGCCCGACGACCTCAGACCTAAAAAAGAGGTCGGCGTTCCGATGCTGGTCAGCAACGGCGGTAGCAATACTGGACTGCTTGTGGTCAATCCCTCTGGTCTGATACGAGCCGCGAACATGGGCAATTCCGGCAGCAACGATAATCGAGTAGGCTACTTGACGTGGTTCGTCGGCGTCTAGGCTGGCATTGGGTCATCCGTGTACCAGACGCCGGTGCAGCCCGCGTAAGCATTGTTCGGATTGCCGAGCATGGTCACCTTGCCTGATTTTTCGCTGTAAAGGATTAGCGTGCAGTTTCCGCCGAACACCGCTATCGCAGTGTTTACTGTCGCCGGTCTGTAACCCTGTGGTATGGTTTCCTGCGCCGCCACGTAATTCTGATCGCCGCTTCCATCGAATTTCACGTTTCCGCTCGCGAAACACAGGCTGCCAATGCGGTCGAACCTGATAAGGCCACGGCTGTACGGCACTTTCCATGTTGCCGTGCGATGGGTTAGGGAAAACTATCGCAGTATCGTCGCCTCCCATTTTCGTTGCGCGTCCTTGAGCACGCTGGTCTCAGGACGCAGATAGTAGCGTGCGGTGGTGCTGATGCTGCTGTGGCCTAATGCGCGGCTGACCACTGCCACGTCCACGCCTGCGGCCAGCGCGGTGGTGCCCCACGAGTGACGGAGGTTCCGGGCTGGAACATATGGCAGGTTGTTTCTGCGACACCATGAGGCGTATCGTCTCGCCACCTGTGGCGGTGTCAAATCGCCTATAAGCCGTCCCTTGCCTTTCAGCTCACGCAACCTCTGGATGGCGAATCGCGGCAGCACCACGTCCCTCGTGGACTGCTCCGTCTTCGTGTCCACGACGATCTCATGTCCGGCAACCCATTGGACGCCGCGACTGACATGCACGACGCCGGTACGCAGGTCAATGTCAGACCATTCCAAGCCGTAGCCTTCCTCCGTGCGCAATCCGAGCGTCACAGCGCAGATAAGCCACGCCTCCAACTGGTGACCGTAAAACCCTTGCAACAGCGTGCGAATCTGTCTCGCATCCAATACAGGCGCACGATAATACGGCTGCTTCGGCGATTGCACGCGCAACGTAATGTCCACGTCCAACACGCCGAACCTCAACGCCTTACGCAACATCGCCCGCAAGACAGCCCACGCCTTACGTGCCGCACCCGGCGATTGGATGCCCGCAAGCCATGATTCCACATCCGCGACCGTAATGTCCGCCATATCCACAAAACCGAACCGTGGCCCGATATGCCGTCGATAAGCGCTCTCGTAGCCGACCATGGTGCATTCCCTCAAATTCACGCACGACGGCAGCCACACCTCGTCATGGAAAACGGACAACAGCATCTTTTAACCTCCAAATCCCACACGCCGTCGCGGCCTGTCCGCAATGGTCGGCGTGTGGGATTCCACAGTAGAAAGGCCTGTGATGCAACTGCTCGATCAGATCGTCGCATGGCTCGTGCCCGCCATGTGCGGCGGTGCGGTCACGCTTGTCGCGGTGGTATGGAGGTACGGGCGTGCGATGATTCACGGCCTGCGTGTTCTGCTCCGTGCGGAGATCATCCGCATTCACCGTGAATACGTGCAGACCAACAGTCCGATACCGGTCGAGGTGATGGACGAGGCCGATGACGCATACAGCGCGTACAGCGCGCTTGGCGGCAACGGGACGGGAACGAAGATGCACAACGAGATCATGGCCGCGCATAACGGCCCAACAAGGAAGGAGCACTCATGACATTGGTGCATTTCCATCTGGCCGCCACCGACCGTCCCTACTGATATTTTTCACCAACCACAAAAGCCACTCAAACGGGTGGCTTTTTTATATAGAAAGGAGAGGAATTTGAACATCCTCAACAAAGGCAAACCGAAACACAAGCACATGAATCCACGCCGACAATGGCGCAAGCTACTGACCGCGCTCACGGTCGCCATATCCATGGCTGTCGCGCCAGCCGCGATGGCCGACATGAACGGATACGACATCTCGAACTGGCAGTGCGGCATCGACACCGCGACCGTGCCGGCCGATTTCGTCATCGTCGGCACCACATGGGGATCCGGCGGCGTATACGGTGGTTGCCTGTCCAACGGCGTCAACACCGACGCGAACCGTCAGCTCGCCGGAGCCATCAACAGCGGCAAGGAGACCGGCGTCTACCATTACGCGCGCGGCGGCAACCCCGAGACCGAAGCCCGGTTCTTTGTCGACAACGTGCGAGGATATATTCGCAAAAGCGTACTGATCCTCGACTGGGAGGCGCAGGACAACGCCGCCTGGGGCGACAAGCAGTGGCCACGCAGGTGGGCGCGCGAGGTCAAGCGACTGACGGGCGTGAACCCCATCATCTACACGATGGACTCCGGCTACTGGCAGGTCGCCGGCATGGAGACCGAACTAAACTGCGGCATCTGGATCGCCCAGTACGCCACGAACATGGTCACCGGTTACCAGACTGCGCCGTGGAATATCGGCGCCCGCGGCGAGGTCATGCGCCAGTACACGTCCAACGGCAGTCTCAGCGGCTGGTCCGGACGACTCGACCTGAACAAGTTCCGTGGCGACCGCGCGGCATGGCGCAAGTACGCGAACCCTGACGACAAGGGCGCGGCGGATCTGCCGAGCGTCAAGCCGAAACCTCAGCCCACGACCGCTCCGACGGTCGACCTGAATGCTTTGGCCGCGCGCACCATCCGCGGCGACTTCGGCAACGATCCGGCCCGCAGGCAGGCGTTGGGTGGCAATTACGCGGCGGTCATGCAGATCGTCAACAGTCGCCTCGGCGGAGGTTCCGGCGGAACGGCCGCCACAGGTTCGCGTAGCGTCGTGGTTCGTTCCGGCGACACCATGAGTGCGATCGCCGCGAGGACCGGACTCCAGCCGGTGTCCGCCTGGCGTGTACCGAGCGGTGACGTCAATCGGATCTATCCGGGGCAGACCGTCACCTATGGCGGCGCGTCCGCGTCCACCGCTTCGAGCGTGGTCGGAGGCCATGTGGTCCGTTCCGGCGAAAGCCTGTGGAGCATCTACGGCTCCGGCTGGCAGTCGGCTGCCGCACGCAATGGCATCCGCAGCCCATACGTTATCTATCCCGGACAGTACCTGCGCTGAAACTCCCGTTTCCACGACTTTAAGCGTTGTGGAGACGGTTGCCGCAATGTTTAAGGAGGTGAAAAATGGATGAATCCAATAGCCCGCAATCCGATTACCTGCTGCCGGGCAGGGTATACGACATACTCAAGTGGCTCGCGTTGATCGCTTTGCCGGCCGTCGCATGGCTTGTCGGAGCGGTCGGCCCGCAATGGGGACTGCCGCACTGCGGTGAGATCGTCACAACCATCAACGCGATTGGTCTGTTCGTCGGCGCTCTGATCGGCGTGAGCCGGCTCACGGCGGCCAAGCCGGACGGTTCCGGCGAAAAATAATCATTGCCACCGATTCGGCGGTGACACTTGACAGAGCTTCGCGTCGAGTTTGACGGCTGTTAAGTCCATACGGAGCTGCCCCTCTCTCAGCTGATGCTGGGGGAGGGGCGTTTTCGTGTTTCCGGCGGGTGTATCATACGGAGAAAGCAAAAAAATAGAGTCTACTTTGAGTGACACTCAGGTGGTGGAAACACGAAACTCCAAGCGTGGCAACGCATGCAGAAACCTCACCGCTATAAGGACAGTTAAGCGTATATTACGCCGCAACATCGAAGCAATACGATCTCGTCAGAGGCCACATAGACTTTCTCACTCTCCCATAAGAGTCGGTACTTTTTAAGGACACAAATCTTAGACCCCGGCGCTCGCGGCATGCGGGCGGCCGAGGTCTTTGTTGTTATTCGTTCTTGTTTTTGCGTGGACGTCCGCCGCCGACGCCTCGGCCAGGGCGGCTGGCGTTCCATTGGTCGATGGTCTCTGGCAGCCAGCCGCGCGTGCGGCCTATTAGGGCGTCCGGTTGGGGGAGCTTGTAGGCGCTGACGGCGGCTGTACTGATGCCGAGGCGCTTGGACACGTCGGTGACGCTCAGGTATTCGATGGTCATGTCAGTCCTTCCTTCCGGCGATGAGCGCGAAGACGGCGCTGACGATGGCGCATCCGGCGGTGAGCGCGAACGGCCAGCCGAACCATGCGCTGGCGGCGGTTCCGAGCGCGAACACCGCGCTGACTATCGATTCCGTTCTCATGATGTTTCATGGCATAATCGGAGATATGGGGTTCCGGCCCCTAGGTCTGGCCGGAACCCTTGCTCACTTCCTCTTCTTCGGTTTCCGTCTCATCTCCTTGATGAGTCCGGTCACTGCTTTGATGAGGGCCGCGATGCTCGCGACGAGAAGCGAGATGCTGGTGATTATCTCCGATGGTGTCATGTTCACCTCCTTTCCTTGATATAAACTATATTAGCGCAGTAAATGAAGTAATACAAGCCGAAACACGAAAAACATAAGAAAAACAGCGGATTGATAGGCTCGACACCATGTAGGGTTGGAAATGGACAGAGATGGAGTCGATTACGGACCTGCCTTCACCGCTCTAGCTGCTTCACGACGTCAAAAATAGCCGATTTTCATATATTTGAGACAGTGTAGAGGTGGTAGCCTGAGTGGTAAATCATCACTCAGGCATATAAAAAGCCAATAAACAGAACGGTTTTCAGAGAGTCTGCGATATTTCTGCTGGTACAACTGTTCGTTATTTTCTTTGGTCTGCCGTCCGTGGGCATTGTCGTGCCGGCGTTTCCCTCGGCACTTATCGCTTTCTCCCTGAATGTCGGCGCGTACGCTTCTGAGACACTTCGCGGAGCTATTCTCGCGGTGCCAAAGGGGCAGGTCGAAGCCGGCCTGACCACGAACCTCAGCTATCTGACCATTATGAGGCTGATCGTGCTGCCCCAAGCTTTCCGGTCGGCGTTCCCTGCATTGTTCAATACGTTCATCTCTTTGGTGAAAGACACTTCACTGGCCGCGAACATCACCGTGGTCGAGATGTTCATGGCCGCGCAGCGTATCGTCGCCACCACCTATGAACCACTGGTGCTTTATTGCGAGGTCGGCGTGATATATCTTGCTTTCTGCACGGTATTGACATGGCTCCAAGGAGTGTGCGAGAAGCAGCTTGCCAAACGGTTCTGAAAAAGGCATCGAGTTCAGCGCCTTAACGGCAAATCCTGTGCTCCTTAAAGCAAAACCAATAAAAACGATTCGCGTGGCATTCGCATAATGTCGTGAATGCCACACAAATCGTTTTTTTGGCTCTGTTAACTCAGAGTGGACATGAGCCTTCATGTTCACAACTGTAGTTGCACTGAGATTACAGTTGTTGGAGGTGAGGGTGATGGGTTTCACCGAGGAGATCCGTAGCCAGTTGTTCGGCATGGGCGCATTGGGGCGCAGACGGGCCATCAATGAATTGCGATCTTCTGAGGACAAGTACGCGCGCAGTCTCGTCCCGTGTTGGAGGATGTGGTGGCTCGCCCACGCTCGAAGCGCGGACTGTCGAAGGAGCAGATCTGCATCATGAGCGGTGTCTTAGCCAGATTATTATCTCTTTTGCTCCTCAGATCATTAACAGACCTTTGAAGCTTAAGGTTGTTAAGGATAACAACTTTAATTATGGACAATGGAAAGAACTGCCGGAGGAATGTCAAAACAACAAAGCGGAATCAGGGACTTGCTCTTGTTGATGACTTCTTTGGAGTTCGTGAAGAAGATCTGGTAAACCAAACAGATTTAGCGTTTGCTATAGCTGACCTATGTGGGCCGGGGTTGGGATGTGATGAAGATATCGAGGCATATTGCAGCACCGTTAAAGACGTGGATATTCTTAGAAGGGGTTTTCGTCCTGCTCAGTCAGATGAGATTAATGTGCTTACTTATCATAAGGCTAAAGGACTTGAATTTGACATCGTTTTTTGTCTTGAAGCCTATCGTTTTATCATGCCTCCATATAAAGGAGTACAAAAAGATATTGAGCAATCTCTTGGCATGCACTATGTCGGAATAACCCGTGCAAAGAAAGCTTGCTATATCGCTTTGGGGTCTCAACGGCACAACAAAGATGGTTTACGAGATGCTGAACCATCGGAGTTTTTAACAAAAAACGAAGCTCTTAAAGGACTGCGCAGAGATGTGCACTGGTGATAGATGAAGAGCCTGTGATAAACGGTTCCCCGGTTGTTGAGAGGCGAATTCGATAATCGGATGTGCGGTGCGTTTTTTATGGGGGCTACTTTCGAAAATATCATGCGGCGGGCTTCCAGACGAGAATCGAGGTGTGAGGCTTGAGTTTGGGAAGTAGATGAGAGGAAGAGATAATATGCCCGTCGGCGTTTAAGCTGCGGGCGTTTTTCTTGTTCTACTGAACAAAAATAAGACAGCATGACGTAATCTAAAAAACAGCAGACACTCGTGTTGGTTACATCCAGACGATAGGTTAATTGATAGACTAAACCGAAAGATGGTTTGCGAGAGAATCCATATGTTTGTGGGGTGAACAATGGCTGTTTCCAAAGTCGAATCTCGTACGGTTTCGGAGTTTTCTCTGAACAACATCACGTCCATGGATCCGCTGAACGAGGAATGGTACGAAAAGCTGATCATCGAGCATCTGACGGAGAGACTCGGATATGAGCATCTGTACGGGCCCGACGTCCGACGCACCGACGACTCGTATCGCGACGTATTCCTTCCTGATATTCTCCCGGATGCCTTGCGACGAATCAACAGAAATCTGCCGGAAGCAGCCATCGATGAGGCCATTCGGAAGATTCAGAATGTCGAGATCGGCAGCCTGGAGCAGCGCAACGAGATATTCAATGACTACCTGCAATCAGGAGTCGAAGTGCACTTCTTTGACGGCAAGGAAGAGCGTGATGACATCGTCCGCCTGCTTGATTTCGATGATCCCGAGAACAATGATTTCCATGTCGTGAACCAATGGACGTTCGTGGAATATTCCGAGAAACGTCCCGACGTCATCATCTTCGTGAACGGCATGCCGCTGGTATTGTTCGAGCTGAAGTCCCCGTCACGCGAGGAGACGGACGCTTCTGACGCGTACCTGCAATTGCGCCAGTACATGAAGCAGATACCGAGCATGTTCGTGCCCAACGTGTTCTGCGTGATGAGCGATATGACCCAGACCAGGGTCGGCACGATCACATCCGACGAGGACCGTTACGTGGCTTGGAAATCGGCTGACGGCGACTATTCCGGAACGAAGGCCGCGACATGGAGCACCATGATTGACGGCATGCTCCCGAAGGAACGGCTGCTCGACATCATCCAGAACTTCGTATGCTTCAACGATTCCTCCGAGAAGGTCGTGAAGATCATCGCCGCATACCACCAGTATTTCGCGGTGAGGAAAGCCATCGTCAGAGCGGAGGAGGCCGTCAATGGGGATGGCAAGATCGGCGTGTTCTGGCATACCCAGGGAAGCGGAAAATCGCTTTCGATGGTGTTCTTCGCGCATCTGCTGCAGCGTTATCTTGAAAGCCCGACCATCGTGGTCATCACCGACCGCAACGATCTCGACGACCAGCTTTTCGGACAGTTCAGCCGCTGCGCCAGGTTCCTGCGCCAGAAGGCGGTCCAGGCCGAGAGCCGCAGGAATCTTCAGGAACTGCTTGAGGGTCGTGAGGCGAACGGTATCATCTTCACGACCATGCAGAAGTTCTCGGACGGCGACGAGCCGTTGTGCGACCGGAGCAACGTTGTGGTGATGGTGGACGAGGCTCACCGCGGCCAGTACGGCCTGACCGAACGGATCAATGCGGACGGTCATGTGTCGGTCGGCGCGGCCCGTGTCGTGCGCAAGGCGCTGCCGAACGCGTCCTATATCGGTTTCACCGGAACGCCGATCTCCACGGATGACCGCAACACCCGCGAGATCTTCGGCGACTACATCGACGTGTACGACATGACCCAGTCCGTCGAGGACGAATCCACCAAGCCGGTCTACTACGAAAGCCGTGTGGTCTCGCTCCATCTTGACGAGAACGCGCTGGGCCGCATCGACGCGGTCTACAAGGAGTTCGCGGACCAGGCCGACGAGGCGAGCGTGGAGAAATCCAAGCATGACCTCGGCGGTCTCGATGCCATCTTCGACACTCCCGAAACCATCGACGCATTGTGCCGCGACATCGTGGACCATTACGAGAACAACCGCGCCGACGTCCTGGCCGGCAAGGCCCTGATCGTGGCGTACAGCCGGCCGATCGCGATGAAGATCTACTACAGGATCATGGAGCTGCGCCCCGAATGGAAGGACAAGGTCGGCGTGGTGATGACCATGTCGAACCAGGATCCGGAGGAATGGTTCGACGTGTGCGGCGGCACCACGCACAAGAAGGAGATGGAACGCAGGTTCAAGGACGATTCCGATTCCCTCAAGATCGCCATCGTCGTGGACATGTGGCTCACCGGTTTCGACGTGCCCAGCCTGTCCACCATGTACGTGTTCAAACCGATGAAGGGCCACAACCTCATGCAGGCCATCGCCCGCGTCAACCGCGTGTGCAAGGGCAAAGAGGGCGGTCTGGTCGTGGATTACATCGGCATCGCAGGCGCGCTCAAGCGTGCGATGAAGGACTACACCAGCCGCGACCAGCACAATTACGGCGACATGAACATCGCCGAGACCGCCTATCCGAAATTCCTCGAAAAGCTCGACGTGTGCCGTGATCTCATGTACGGCTTCGACTACCGCAAACTCATCTTCCAAAACAGCAGGGAAGCTCTTGCCGACGCCATCGCGGAAGGAACCGACTGGCTGCTCGATCCGGAACGACACGAAGACACGGAATCGTTCCTCAAGCAATGCCAGCTCATGAACCAGGCGCTGAGCCTATGCAAAAGCATGGTAAGCGAAGAGGACGCGCATGAGGCGGCTTACCTATCCGTATTGCGCGTGCAAGTTCTACGTTTGACCGGACGTGGCTCCGGCGGGGGCGGCGGCATGACGTACACGGAGTTCAACAAGCAGGTGAGCGAGATCCTCCAGCAGAGCGTGCATGCGGACGGCGTGCTCAACCTGTTCGAGAAGGATAGCGTGGAGATCTCCCTGTTCGATGAGGCGTTCCTTCAGGAGGTCGCCGGCATGAAGGAGAAGAACATCGCGATCGAGAGCCTGAAACGCCTCATCAAGGAGAAAGTGCGGGCGTACGGGCGCACCAGCGTGGTCAAATCCCAGAAGTTCAGCGAGATGCTCCAGAGCACGTTGAACGCGTATCTCAACGGCATGCTCACGAACGCGCAGGTCATTGAAGAGCTCGTCAACATGGCCAAGGAGATCATGAAGGACCGCGACGACGCGCAGAAGCTCGGCTTGAGCGACGAGGAGATGGCGTTCTACGACGCAATCACCCAGCCGCAGGCGGTCAAGGACTTCTACGACAACGACCAGCTCGTCTCGATAGCCCGCGAGCTGACCGATGCGATGCGGAGCAACGCCACGATCGACTGGCAGAAGAAGGAAAGCGCCAGGGCCGGCATGCGGCGTGCCATCAAACGTTTGCTGCGCAAATACAAGTATCCGCCCGAAGGCGTCGAGGACGCCATGAAGACCGTCATGGAACAGTGCGAGCTGTGGGCCGACACCAAGATCAGCGAATAGGACGAGCAGGAGGATAATACAAGACATGGCAAAGAAGAAGGACAATACCGCCGAGATCGGCTTCGAGGAACAGATCTGGAGTGCCGCCGACAAGCTGCGCGGCAACATCGACGCTTCCGAATACAAGAACGTCGTGCTCGGCCTCATCTTCCTGAAGTACATCTCCGACAAGTTCGACCAGAAATACCAGGAACTCGTTGAGGAGGGCGAGGGCTTCGAGGAGGACCGCGACGAATACGCGAGCGAGAACATCTTCTTCGTTCCCGAGAGCGCCCGCTGGAAGACCATCGCAGCGGCCGCGCACACGCCTGAGATCGGCAAGGTCATCGACGAGGCCATGCGCCAGATCGAGGCCGAGAACAACAAGCTCAAGGGCATCCTGCCGAAGAACTTCGCACGCCAGGAGCTCGACAAGCGACGTCTGGGCGAGGTCGTGGACCTGTTCACCAACGTGAAGATGGCAGAAAAGGGTGATAGCCGCGACATCCTCGGACGCACCTACGAGTACTGTCTGGCCAAGTTCGCCGAAGCGGAGGGCAAGAACGCCGGCGAGTTCTACACACCCGCGTGCGTCGTGAAGACGCTGGTCGAGGTCATCGAACCCTACCACGGGCGAGTGTACGATCCGTGCTGCGGCAGCGGCGGCATGTTCGTACAGTCCGCGGACTTCGTCAAACGCCATCAGGGCAACATCAACGACATCTCCGTGTACGGCCAGGAGTCCAATCCGACCACGTGGAAAATGGCGACCATGAACCTCGCGATCCGCGGCATCGACGCGGATCTGGGCGATCATAATGCCGACACGTTCTTTGAGGACCTGCACAAGACCGAGAAATTCGATTTCATCCTCGCTAACCCGCCCTTCAACCTGAAGGACTGGGGAGGAAAGAAACTCGAGAACGACGTACGCTGGCAGTACGGCACCCCACCGGAGGGCAACGCCAACTTCGCATGGGTCCAGCACATGATCCACCACCTCAACCGTTCCGGCCGCATGGGCATGGTTCTGGCGAACGGCGCGTTGTCCAGCCAGACGAACAACGAGGGCGAGATCCGCGCCAAGATCGTGGATGCCGATCTGGTCGAAGGCATCATCGCAATGCCGGACAAGCTTTTCTACAGCACCGGCATACCTGTGAGCTTGTGGATCATCACCAAGAACAAGAAGCAGTCCGGCAAGACGTTGTTCATCGACGCGCGCGATATGGGAACCATGGTGTCCCGCAGGCTCCGCGAGTTTACCGATGAGGACATCGCCAAGGTATCGACTGCGTTTGACACGTTCCGTGACGGCACTCTGGAAACGGAGAAGGGCTTCTCCGCCATCGCCACGACGGAAGATATCAAGGCGCAGGATTACATCCTGACTCCAGGCCGCTACGTCGGTGTCGCCGAAGTGGAAGAAGACGATGAGCCATTCGAGGAGAAGATGACCCGTCTGACCGATGAGATCGCCAAATGCTTCGAAGAATCCAACCGTCTGCAAGAGCAGATCAAGAAGAATCTGGAGGCCATCGGCTATGGGCTATAAGACCACGCTGTGTGACGTAAGCCTCGATGGAGGACACTACGGCATTGCTGCTCCCGCAGTAGATTTCAAACCAGGGCTTCCCGCTTATTTGCGCATCACAGATATCAACGATGACGGAACTCTGAATCCTTCCGATCGGAAATCAGTAGATGACTCTTCTGCTGGCAACTATTTGCTTCATGAAGGCGACATCGTATTCGCACGAACGGGAAACAGTACCGGTAGGAATTACTATTACGATCCGCGGGATGGAGAATACGCATATGCCGGATTCCTTATCAAGTTCAGTCTTGATCCAAGGAAGATAAACCCTCGTTATATGAAGTATTACGCCCAATCGAAGCAGTATTGGGATTGGGTCTCAAGCTTTAATACGGGAAGCACGAGAGGCAATATCAACGCCAAGACATACGCATCTATGCCGATCGATCTGCTCTCAAGGCAGATTCAAGACGGCATAGTCGCCATTTGCGACGCAATTGACGACAAAATCCGTATCAACAGGCAGCTAAATGATTATTTGTTAGCTGCGTGAGATCAACCTTCGAAACGTCAATTTCGCCAGACATGAGTTTTGGAAGGAGCGTATCTCTTAGACGCGAAAGGGCCTGATTCTCAATGTCATTGGAATATATACAGTCCGAAATTGCTTTCAATTGATTTGTCAAGGTTTTGATTAGGTCAAAGGGAGGATAAGGCACAGTGAGATGCCTAAGACCATCAATTGTTATTTGCGGTTGAGCCGAGCCCGTTGCATAATCGTACAACTGATGTAGCATAAAATACTGTTTTAGATACTCGTAATATCGTCTATCTTTAAGTTCAATTATGAGTGAATTTGACGTAATAAAGCTTTTCGGCAGTGAGACAAGAACTTTACCTGAGGCAGCACCTCGGCAAGAAATTAGTATCTGAGGCTCTTCGTACAAGTACTTAGAATAAAAGCCAATCTGGCCATTCCCGCCAAAGACCGGATATCCATCCTCCACTAGTTCATTTTTCGCTAGCCCTTTTCCGTACTTGATATCAGCAATATCGAATAGAGCGATCCTTTCTTCGATATGAGATGCTTGATTTTGGAAAACAGTAGAAGCAAAGTCTGCCAAATAATCATTTAGCCGATTATTAAGGGCAATTTTGTCGACAATGGAATCAAGCACTTCTACGATTGCATCTTGCGTTGCCCTGTCAGGTATCTTGACAGGGCAGAGATTCACGTGATTTCGATTGACGCCTGGCACAGCACTAGCTGTTGTGTATCCTTGCCACGGGATTGTCTGCAAAAGATAATAGACAAATCGAGGATTGTTGCCGTTGAACTCGGTGGAATACAAGGCTGTGTTGAGAGGCCAACATGGACCACCCGAAAAGAAAACTTCTCCGATAGTGCCGTATCGCCCTGTGATTACACAGGGCCCCTCTACTGCTGCAGTACTATTAGATCCGGTAATTCCCGATGATGAATAAACCGGCACATCCCCTTGCAAACGCTGGCTTTTCGGCAAATCAAATCCTCTTTTTAAGTCGGTAATCTCACCAAGGGTCGTCTCTCGCCAGCTCATTCCAAATACCTTCTGTGTGAAGCTTTCACGTTGTTCTGGTTGACCATGGCATAATGCATAGTCGTGTCTATTCTCGCATGCCCGAGCAGTTTTTGCACCTGCTCGATCGGCATTCCCTTGTCGATGGCGTGCGTGGCCAACGTGCGGCGGAACTTATGCGGATGAACTCGATGAATGCCGGCATCTTTGCCGAGCTGTCTGAGGCGGCTTTCGATGCCGCCGATGCTGATACGGTCACCATCGCCATTCAAAGCAACGAATAGCGCTGGATTGCTGTCGTTACGTGATTGCAGGTATGCGGTGAGATGAAGCTTCGTTCTGGCGTCGAAATAAACGGGACGCTGCTTGTTTCCCTTGCCTGTGACCAAGCATTCCCGCTCCTGAAGATTCACGTCGGCTATGTTCAAGCCGACCAGTTCACCCACTCGCATACCCGTGGATGCGAGAATGTCCACGATGGCAAGATCCCGCAAGGTGCCGCATCGGTCCCGCAGAGTTTCCAGATTTTCGTCGCTCAGGACTTCCTTAGCCATTACAGCGGTCTTCACGCGGTGGATGCGCCTTACGGGGCTTTTGACGATATAATCCTCGTCCTCAAGCCATGCGAAGAAGCTTGACATGATACGACGAATGTTGTCGATGGTGACCTTGCCCGCATGACGCTCGTTCTCATATCTGTTGAGGTACTCGCGCAAATCATCGCTGCTTATCCGCGTGTAAGGCTTGGCAAGGGCCTTGGTCATGTGCTGAAGCGTGCTTTCATAGTAAGCGATGGTTTTCGGCGAGCAGCCTTCGACCTCTTTTGCCGTGAGAAACAACGCCAGCAGATTCTGCGGCGCTGATGTTTCCTGAGCTGGCAGCAACGTGACTCTGAGTACTTCAGCCAAATGTTTGAGCTGTGACGGATCAAGCATGTTCTGCATCTGCGACAGAACATTATTAATGATGGTTTCCATAGGCGTCCCTTCCAATAACGGTTAGGAACATTGTGCCCGAGCACCAGCAAATGATTATTTGGCAGACTTTGCTTCTACTGTTTTCCAAAATCAAGCATCTCATATCGAAGAAAGGATCGCTCTATTCGATATTG